TGCGGCGTCCTTCTTCTCGTTGGTCTCTTTACCGATAATCTGCGTACGCACCGGCCCTTGGGCTGGGAATGTCTCGCTCATAGTCTCGGCTTGGAACTTTACGACAGCTTCGGAAAGTAGGGGGTGATGCACACCACAGGCTCCGGGCCAAGGTTCTGTGCGGTCCTCGACCTTCATACCCAGCAACTCAAGCCCATCGACGTAGGTCTGTATCCAGTCCTTGCGGCTGCTGATATCTTCTTCAAACTCACCGATTAGGTCGCCAGCAAGCTCTGTCAGCACGCTTTCGTCCAAGTCTTCGGCTAGGTTGTCGTTAAAGTCGCCCTCGTCCTCACTAGGGTCAATCTCAATCTCCATCCCGTCGATGCCAATATTGACACTCTCAGGGTCTTCAATCTCAATCTCAATGTCAGGACCCTCGTCCATCTCCATCATCGGAGACATACCTAGCGGGGCTTGGTTGAGCGACTTGTCGATGTCCATTTACTTCGCTTTCTTTGTAGCGGCTTTAACCACTGTCTTGGCGACTGATACCGCCGGTGATACCACTGCGGCCACTTCGGCTACGCGAACTGCGGTTTCCGCTACGTCCTCGATAATATCGAGTACGTTTTTCTTCTTCTTTTTCAATGCGTTAGTTGACGCAATAGCATCCATATATGGTACGCCTGCTGCACGCGCTTCGTTGAACGCTGTGCGCTGGTCGTCAGACCATTTTAACCACTGAGTTTTGCCGATAGGAAAAAGTGCCTTGACCATTAGTAATATCCCTGATTGCGATTTGATCTGAAATACTGGATTTCGTCCGGTTCGTCTAGCGTAGTAGTGATATAACCTCCACGTCGGAACCGGTGCATTGCCATTGACACAGTATCCACAAAGTCGTCATGGCTACCTGCGGGAAATTCTGCAACTTCATCAATGACTTCCTCGGCCCAGCGCGTTGCTGGTGCCCACACCCGACCAGACGCAAATATATCTGCGACACCGTTCAGACGGGAAATCTTGTCGTTACCCCGCGTCGGAGTGAACTCCTGCACCGGTATGCCCATGGCTCGCATCTCATAGATGAGCGGCGCACCCGATGCCTTTTTCTCGATGATGACCCCGTCCGGTTGCCACTCTTTATACTCTTCGATGGCCACTTTCTTCAGTTCGGGGAACTCCATGCGGTCACGGAAGGCATTTAACAGGATAATATTAGCCTGCGTCTCACCGTTATCATCCGGGTGGTAGAACACACCCCACGTCGTACATGCCGAAAAGTCGGCACGGCTGGTTTTCTCGAAGGCCGTATCCCACACCTGCAGCACAAAGTCACAGTTTGGTGGGTTATCGCTCTCCCACTCCATCCACCACTCGCGCTTGACGATAGCAGCCGACTCGGAGATGGGGTTCTGCTGATACTGCGCCATCCACTTACTGTTAGGGACGTCGCGCTTAACTTTCTCAAGCTCGCTCAGCTCCCAGAACTCAGGCCATAGTGGCTTGTCGCTGGGTAAAATTGCTGGAAATTCAATGACTTCCCACTCGTCGAGGCTGTCGTTGGCCAGCGCATCCTTGAGTATCTGTCCGGTCAGGTCACGCTTCGACCACCGCGTCATAACGATGACGATAGCCCCACCGGGCTGTAGACGCTGACGAGGGCCGGATGTGTACCACTCATACGTCTTATCATAAATATCTGGGTTAACTTCGGCGATAGCCGCTTCCTGCTCCGAGTGCGGGTCGTCGATGATGAGCACGTCAGCACCCTTACCGGTCACAGCACCGCCAATACCGATAGCAAAGTAATCCCCGCCTTTGCTTGTGTTCCATCGGCCAGCTGCCTTAGAGTCCGAGGCCAGCGAAAGGTCGGGGAAAATGTTATGGTAGACTTCCGTGTCCACCAAGTTTCGCACTTTACGACCAAAGCCTACCGCAAGCTCTGCCGTATGGGAACATTGGATAATCTTTTTACCGGGGTACTTGCCGAGGAACCATGCAGGGAGCAGGTAAGAGGCGAACTCCGACTTAGTGTGTCGCGGTGGCATATTAATAATGAGCCGTTTGCACTCACCACGAGCGACACGTTCGAAGGCATCTGCCATTTTTGCATGGTGTCTCCCCGCTATGAATGACGGCCACACGGCCTCGACGAACTTGATGAACCTATCCTGCGCCAGCTTGCGGCTCTTAAGCTCCTGAAGTTTCTCAAGCTCAGCAAGCAGTATCTCCTGCTCGTGTATCGGCAGCTTATGTAATATCTTGGGGATGTCGGCGAGGCTTATGCTCACTCCTCATCCTCCTCATCCTGTACAGGTTCCTGTACATCTTCTTCGTCCTCGATGTACTCCAACTGGGCGATGCCAAGCTCTTCGTCGAGGTCCATGCCCAACGGGGTGACGTCAATAATGTCAGCATTAAGCAGGCGCTTGACGCGCTCTTTAATCTGCTTCTCGAGTGCGTCGGGGCTGTTATAGTTGATGTTAATCTCGCTACGCTCGGTGAACAACCCGATATCCGAGTGCTTTCCTAGTAGCTCAATAGCCTTAAGCTCGTACTTAATATCGCCACAATCTGCTATCTCAAGCAGCTTATTGGTAAGGGCGGTGCGCACTAAGTTAGCATCGACGGCCAAACTTTTGCCATATTCTTGCAAAAACCCACGAGCAGCCGTTGCCGCCATGGGTGTACGCAATGCTGATGCTTTCTTGTCCTTGATAGCGCCTTTAATGAGCTTCTTCTCGCGCTCAAAGTCCGCCTCGTCTACCTCTAGGGGTGCACCTAACTGCTCAAGCAGTTCTGCCGTCATCGACGTAATAGCGACCTCGTCCATGAAGGTGACGGGTTTATCCTCATCCGTAGAGTACGGGATGGGGTGGTCGGTACTAGGTTCGAGTTTTACAACTGGCATGTGTGCAGCGTCCGGTTTGAGGGAGCAGGCGCGTATATAAGCGCATAACACGCTAGGTGTAAAGATTTAATTATTTTTGTGTGTCCAACCACCACGCTCGTAGGTCTTTCTCCGGTGGCAGTTGGCACAGCGTACCTCGCACTTGGCTATCTCGGTCGCTATCTTCTTTATGCTGTACCCGTGACGGGTTGCATCTGATATACTGAACTGTTTGTCGTCACCTATATGGTCAAACTCAAGCACGACGATGTCCGTTTCCCCGCAATCCACACAGGGGTTGGCCTTGAGGTGGTTGTTTATATACGCACGAATACGGCTTTTAGCTGCCTTACTGTTCACTTTTGCCTTGGCAATGACCTTCTCACGATGCTTCGCATAGTGTCTGCGGCTCGCTTCCCTACGCTTCTCTATGTCGTTGAAAGGCATGGGTGGTGCATATAGCACGGTAGTGGCAGATTTATGAAGGGAAAAACCTCCGAACACCTAGGTGACGGGGGCTGCTACGCAGAGAACAACGCAGCGACAAATAAAAGGGGTGGCGCAAACTGAGGAAAACACCACCCCTCCCATACCAGAAAAGGAAATGCGCTGACTAGGCGCGGGGGAATAATACCCCGGGTATTTTGGATGTCAAGGTACCATCGACGGGGGGTGTTTCCTAAATGCCGGGTGGACGGTGTCTGGCTAGAAAAACGAAGTAGACAAACTATATTGGAGTATATGTTATGACTACACGTAAAGTAACCACCGCCGCCGCAATCGTTCCTGCTGTTGCATCAATCGAAATTAGCAACGTGTTTGACCATGTCGCTATCGTGAAAGAGCTAGCGGATGCCGAAAGCGCACAAGATAGGATGGCTATCCTTTCCAAGCGCACACTAGGCGAAGTCGCTGCTGTTGCGGGACGCGTTGCCAACATGGGCGAAAGCGTCAATGAAACGCTTAACCTAAAGCTCTGCGAAAAGCATGGCACCGATTGGGCAAAGATAGCCAAGGCAATCCAAGGCAATGCCGTCCGAATTGTCCGAAGGTGACAAGACACGCAAGAAGGCAATCACGGCATCGCTGGAAAGCATCCGCGAAACAATCCAAGCCAACAGCGGCGGGGATAAAGCCAAGGCGCGCAATATCCTGCATCGTGTTAAAGAATGGGGATTGGGCATCCGCAACAGCAAGGCGTCCAACCCTAAAGGCAACACGAAACGCAGCTTGCAAGATTTCCTGCTATCGTGGGAAGTTATGCCTAGCATCTATCGGCGCATCATGAAGGATGAAGGCGCAACAGATAGGGACATGGCGCTAGGCGATGCAATCGCCACCTATTTCACCGATAACAAAATCAGCCCACGTTCGGTGCTGGATTGCACTGGTGAAGCGGCTTGGAACAAGGCCTAACACTAACGGGAGAGCGGCGCGCCGCTCTCCCCATCTTTTGGAGAAATGAAAATGACTAATTCATCAATCGGCTTTATCGTGTTTCTGATAAGCATCTTTACCTTTTGCATGGCTTTTGTTTTTGGCCCTGCCGTTATGGAAGGCCACCAAGTTCTGGCCATATTGCTGCTGTCCATGTTCGGCATGTATGCTGGTGCTCAAACACTAGGAGGTGCCCAATGACAATGCATTATCTGGCAAACGTGAAATCAATGCAAACGGATTGGGGTTTGATGTGCTTCACGCCCGATGCTCACATCTCGATTGATTTCCCATGCGACAATGTGCCTGACTATGTCGTGCTGTTGCATTGGCCACAGCCACGCGGCGGGACGTCTCGCACCTTCCCATGCTTTGCGGATGCAATGGATTTCGCATCACGCTTTCTCAAACAATCCGAAACAGTTTAATCGCATCACCCCATCGGCTTCGGTCGATGGGGTTTTTTTGTGCCCGCTGCCAGCGTCCCCATGACAGTTCCTTGATGAGGCGACCGACGAGGTTCCCCATGACAGTTCCCGGATGAGGGCACTGCACATACTACGCTATCACGTTCCCCATCCGTTGCACGTGCAACGCTTCCCCTATGACAGTTCCCTGATGAGGGCACTACGCATACCCCGCTACCTATTGTTCAAAAAATTGGTAATGTTAGTTGTAATGTTAGTAAACTAACGTAGGATTTCTGCGCTTTGTGCAAAGTTAGTAAAATATATTTGTCAAAACGCCCAGACGGGGTTCGCAAGGGCCTCCTCGCCGATACACGCACCTTTTTCGCCAGCCCCTTTTATATTCTCTTACTTACTAACTTTTGAACATTATATATATCCGACCCCAAAATCCTCTCACAACCCGCAGAAATCCTAGGTTTCATATTGTTCAAAAAAGTTACTCACAAAGCAACAGTGTCTACTAACATTAGCCAAATTTTGCACAAAGCGCAGAAATCCTACATTGTGAGTAAAATAATCCCCATCGCAGCACCCATCGCGCCCCGTTTTGCCCAAATCCTATTGAAATAGACATTGTATGGTGTTATACTAAAAAGAAAAAACTTCGGCTCGACTTTTGCCATAAATACGACCCGTTCAACCAAGCGTTGCACGTGCAACGCCTACCTAGTGGAGACTAGCATATGAATATGAAGCAGTTCTACCTATACGTGCGTAGCTTCTACGGGCCTCACGGCCTTTACCCTATGGGAGCTACCCTACCCGACATCGCTAAAGCGACAGACATCTACATATCACGCAGCAAGATGAGGTTCGAGGGCGATAGCTTCGACCGCGAGGAGGTGCGCGACATACTCATAGCGTTGTTTGGCTATGAGTGGCCGAGCGTTGCACGTGCAACGGATGAAGTAGCAGAGTTAGATTTTGAGGGAGATAGATAATGACCCAAGTAATATGTAAGTGCGGCAACCTGTTCCCCGCTGCCCGTTGGCGGTTGGGCTACACGACATGCCTACCATGCGGTGACAAGCAAGCCCGTGCGGTGACGTTCTGCACAGTGCCGATGAACAAGTCGAACTATGTGGTGGTGAGCAATGCCGCCGAGTTAAAGATGCTTAACCCTAAGAGAGTAGGAGAATGATGATGAACGATGCAGAGGTATTTGGGTTCATTGAAGCAGTGACGGCATACCTAGCCGAGATGATGACACGTGGCGACCAACAAGCAACGCAGTTATTCGAGCAAGCGGTGGCCCTGTATGTTGAGGAGCAAGACCAATGAAGACGGCAACACTTGACGGCAAGCGTATCGCTTACACCGACGACACTAAGTTCGAGGTGCAGATAGGCAGGGGCAAGAGCGGATACACCACCCGCTATTCGTTCGTTGGTAACTTGCACCAAGCGGTTATGTATTACCGCTGCATCAACATTGGGCGTGGATACAAGAAGCGACTGGTCATGCCAGATGCAATACGTCCGGTGCTCGCACGTGCTTTCAGTTAATAGAGCAGGAGCAAGCGAGATGCCTAAACGAGTATGGGACGCAGAGATGGTGGCCCGCGCTGCAGGGCTGAAACGTGCTGGCTTTAGTGCCAAAGCTATCGCCGAGCGGTTAGGTGTAACGTCGAAGGCAGTGAAGGCCCGCATGTATAAAGCGAAAGCACGTGTCCGGTTGGACGGGAAAAGCGGCACTCATAAAGGCCGAAGCAATTTCCTAACCGGACGCCTGACCGAGGACCTTTTTAGTAAGCACCAACGTATAGACGAGTATCTAGATAAGCCAGAGCAGGAGGAAGCATAACATGGGCTATCGCAGTGACGTAAAGATTGTGTTCTACCTAACCAAGGGGACAGTTGACGTCCCACCCACCGAGGACAACCCGCTTGTGCCGTTCGCCGCGCTCAAGTTCTGGTTCGAGGAGAATTACCCCGTGCGGGAAGCCAAGGACGAGTGGTGCGCCGAGATTGATTACGGCGAGGGACTCGACCACATCCTTGTCACCTACACCGATGTGAAATGGTATTCGAGCTACGAGCATGTGATGGCTGTCGAGGCCTTGTTCGGGAAGTTCAGCGATACGTTCCGCAGCGACGAGCGTGACCACCGCGCACAGTATGAGATTGTGCGTATCGGTGAGCAAGACGACGACATTGAGCGGGATAGCAGCAGCTACGCCGACCACCGCCTGTATGTCGAGCGCAGTATAATCTTTGAGTGAGGGAGAATGACGATGGCCTTACACTTTATAGGCTTCAAAGATGAGCGGTATTACAATGCCGTGCGTGTGTTTGGACGACCCGACTTTATCCACCGACACTGGGATGTGAGGGCCAAGCATGAGATAGTGCAGGGTGATGTGGCTGTGTTCGCCACAGAGACCTACTGCGATACACCTAGAATACATTCGTTCAACGACAGTCAGCATATGTAAAGGAGATAGATGTGCGAATAACACCCGATGAATGGCGTGAGTTCTTCAAGCTACGTGATGAGCTTGAGGCAGACGAGGACCGCGCACTTGTGCGTAGGCTCATCAAATATGTTGAGTTTCTTGAACAAAGACTGCGTGCGATGAAGCAGCAGCTAACAGAGAAGGAGTAAGTGAATATGCCTGAAGTTAGTGTAAAGGCAAAGGCCGCAGCCCTGTTGCGTAGGTATGACCAGCTACGCAGAGAGCTACGCGAGACAGAGTATGAGTTAGGCCCAGCGGTGACCGAATACGGCATACAGACTGGACGTCGAGGCCTATCTAAAGACCACTTCCGCAGCGAACTTGAGCGCGAGGAACTAATCCGGTTGGAGATAGCAGCCGAGCGTAATGATTGGGAGAAAGCAAATGCGTGAGATGACCGAGACAAAGAAACTAACCAAGGACCGGAACTATTACCGGATGCTTAGTGATGCAGAGCTAATCGCGTATGCCAAGACGAATACGCAGCTAACCGAGTTAGAAGTTGTGTTGGCCGAGCGTCTAAAGAAAGCACGTGGGATATACCATATATAAACAGGAGAGAGTGACCCCTGCGATGGGTAAAAGCTATTGCAATACCCATCTTTTTGTGCTACAATTAAAAGAAAAAAGTCAGGGAAACTGGCTGTTAGTATCAACCAAGCGTTGCACGTGCAACGCATAGCTAAGGAGTTAGAATATGAGTGCAATACAATTTGGTTCGAGCCTGTCGTTCAACGAGACAGTCAACCTCATCGCGTTATGCCCAGAGATTAAGGTGCATGTCGAAGGGGAGCCGGGAATCGGGAAGTCTTCCATGTTGCCTGCTATAGCTAAGAAAGCAGGCATCGAGCAGTGGCTTTACATCGACGCGACCCAATACTCAACGGGCGATGGCGCTATGCCAGCGGTCAATCACGACACTAAGACATCCAGCTTCTATATCAACGAGCGGTTCGGCTTCCACACTGGCAAGCCTGTGCTGATATCGGTGGACGAGCTAAGTAAGGCCATGCAGTCAGTGCAGAACGAGCTACATACCTTGTTCGAGGAGAAGCCCCGCTTCTATGGGTATGACTTGCCAGAGGGTAGCATCGTGTATTCGTCGGGTAACCTGAGCGGCGATGGCGTGGGCGATAAGACCAAAGACCATACCATCAACCGCCAGACCCGTGTCCGTCAACGCAAGCCAACTGCCCAAGAGTGGATTCACAACTACGCTGTGGATAACAACGTAGACGGAGCGGTCATCGCGTGGTGTGACAAGAACCCGCAAGCGTTCGCAAGCTATCTGGATGAGGGGCAAGAGGACAATCACCTGATATTCAACCCGCGCCGTGCGGGTAGGCCGTTCTTCTCGCCGCGCTCCGCTGTCAAAGCTAGCCACATCGTCAAGCGTAGGCGCGAGCTGGGCGAAAATGCTATGGTTGCTGCGCTAGCAGGAACGATAGGCCAGCAGGCAGCGCATGACATGGGTGCAACATGGGTGCATATATCGCGTTCCAGAATGAGCTACCATCGTGGAAGCAAATCATCGAAGACCCCAAGAATGCTCACGTGCCAGTCAGTGCGGGTGCATCATCAGTGCTTATCTTTGGTGCAGTGCAACGGATAGACGCCGAGAACATTGATGCGTTCATGCAGTATCTGGACCGCTTCGATACCAACTGGCAAGCTACCTTCTGCCTGACCCTAGCCAAGTCTGCCAAGCAGAAGGTGGGCTTCCGTAACCAGAGCTACACCAAGTGGCTGTCCGATAACCAAGACCTATTGTGATGGAGGTGGAAAGCATCGAGTGGATGGCTGGTGCTGGATATACGGGGAGTGGGTTATGGCGTGTAACCTACCAAGACGATACCGGCACCCGCACCTACCGCCATTACGCCCATTGGAAAGGTAGAGACGAGCTAGACATCTACGTCCTACTCAAGAAGGAGCAAGACCAATGAACATGATAACAAGCATCGACAGCGCGGAGCGTAAGCTCAAGCGGGTAAAGATAAACCTCATGCGTGATGACCGCTTCGCATACTGGCGTGGCATCATGATGGTGGGCAAGACCGAGCTAGTCGAGGACTTCCCTACTGCATACACCGATGGCTACAACGAGGGCTATGGCCGTGCGTTTGTCGAGGGACAGAACGAGAAGCAGGTGGCGTTCGGTGTGCTGCATGAGAA